AAGCAAATATAAATGAAAAGATATAGATTTTCAAGCGGGGATGAAGAAACATCGCGCAGGGCTGAACAACAGTTTTTACGCATTACAGAAAACATGACCGATGAACAACGGGATGCTGTTCTTAATTCTTTGATAAAAATGCAGAAGATATTATTTTTTCAAGAGCCGTGGTTGATGAAAAAGTTTTCAGGAAAAGAACAGGCGCAGATATTGGCGCAATATACAAAAGAAGAACAATTGATAATGCTTGCGAGGTTTGATCTTGAATTACAACATTGGAAAGATAAAAATAAAAATAGTTGACAAACCTTTTTAATTATAATATAATTAAGTTGTAAGCAAACCAATCAAACAAATGTTATTCCAAAAAACAATCACAACTCATGAATACATCACAGGCAATCGCGAGGTTAACTGGTATTTCGAGCATCAGGAAGGCAACGAGTTCGGATACTTAGTTATCATCACTAATGGCCGTATTGATCGCGAACAAAGATATGAAGCAAAAGAGTTTTATGAACTTATAGAAAAAACAAAAGAAATAATTCCTCAATGTTGGGAAGGTTGGAATGGAGACAACTTCAATCACAACTATAATTACATGACTCCTGAAGACTTCGCTGAAACAATGTATGAGGAGGTTGCTTAAAATGAATTTCAACGATCACGAAAAAGACGTCTTATTCTTAAGTCTTAACAAGATAATCAAAGATTATAAAAAATGGAATCGTCTTGAAACTCAAGACAAATATCATTTTTTAACTACATACAAAAAATTAGCAAAGAATAATAATTCACAATTTAATATCAGACTTAAATTATTTGATATTTTGAAAGACTACGATGAAGAATATCTTTATGACGGGGTTTTTATAGTTGAACCTATATTGGAGGCTCATATTAAATTAAATGGATAGTTTTTTACACAATCATCAAGCCGCGCTTGATAGTCAAAGAGAAGCACAGGCAATACGCGATGTTTTTGGCGATG